CTTCGCGAGGCACTGACGATCCAACCAGATGCCGATGAGGACGGCGAGGTGGTGGCATTCTGCGACTTCGCAGCGGGTCGGGATGAAAACGTGCTAGCTATCCGCAAGGGTAACCGGGCGCGGATTATTAAGGCTTGGGTGGAAAAGGACACGGTTCAAGCATGCCGTCAATTTGTGAAGATGTTCCAAGAACACGGACTCGCACCGGGTCAGATTTACGGTGACGCCGATGGACTAGGCACGGGTTTCATCTGCCAGATGGCGGAGGAGGGATGGCATGTCAACCGATTCCACGGAGGCCAAGCGGCAAGCGACAAAGACGAATACGCCAACCTAATTGGCGAGGTTTGGCACGTTGCAGCTCGTGAGATCGAGCGAGGAAGGATCAACCTTGGCGAGCTTGATCCAACCACGTTCGAGCAAATCACCACGCGGAAAAGCGAGTGGTCAGACACTGGCAAGCTGAGGTGCGAGTCGAAGGAAAAGATGCAGAAAAACGGCATTAAATCACCCGACCGGGCCGACGCCTTGCTTGGGTGCATCGCTTGCGGGTCACGCCTTTACGGTGCATGGAGTGGCAAATCTAAGGTGATTTCCCCGCGTTCGCAGTTCGCGACTCCTCGCGCTGGCGGGTTTAACGCAATTTGATTGCCAGACCGCACTGGAAACCATTAGCGCAAGCTCATGACCAAATCAGAGCAGGCCGGAATCGTTTGGCCAATCCCGGCAAACTACCGCACCAATGATTTCGACCTCGCAAACGTCACGCCTGACATCGTGCGAGGCATCTTGCGCAATGTCCGCAATGGCAGGATTGAAGATCAAGATCGTCTTTTCCGTCTCATGCTGGACACATGGCCGAGGCTTCGCAAAAACCTAAACGAAGTTTCCGGCGCAGTTTCACGATTGGAAATCGAAATCAAACCTGCGACCCGCGAGGGCGAAGACGACCCGACGCCAAGGGCATTGCTCATCTACGAAACGGTGGAGAGGGCGCTTGAGTCATTTGCGCCAAGGCCGGGGTATTGGGAGCTTTCTACAATCGATATGGTCAAGGCTTTAATCGACGCTTACGCCAAGGGCATCACAGTCTTGGAGATCGTCTGGCAGGTGTCAAACGGAGTCGTTTCGCCGCGATGCTATGCGCCAGTGCCTGCTAAATACCTCGCATATCCGCAGATGGGCGGCGAGGTTGACCGCTTGATGATTGCGCCAGCCGGGACCGTGAATGGACCGCTTGAGGACTTCCCGCCCGACAGGTTTCTAATTGGAGTATGGGGCCAAGGAGGCATCCACCCGATCCATTCAGCCGCATTGCGGACGCTAACCAAGCACTGGCTTGCTGCTATCTATGGCCTTGGATGGCTCATGCAATTTGCCCAGCTTTTCGGGATTCCGATGAGGACGGCAAAAACGGATGGAAGCGAGGAAGCGATGACCAGAGCTGCTGACATGCTCGAATCTATCGGAACATCTGGATGGGCCGCAACGGGACCGGGGACCGAGTTTGAGATCCACTCAGCAATCAGCGGTGCAGGTGACTCACTCCCACAGTCACACCTCATCGATGTTGCCGACCGCGCTTGCGACATCCTGCTTTTAGGGCAAACGCTAACGACGGACAACACCGGGACGGGTTCGCGAGCGCTTGGCGAGGTTCACGCCGGAATCCGATCCGAGGTATTGCAAACCGTATCGTCATGGGTTGCCGACATCATCAATACCCAACTCATCCCGGCAATCGTGCGGATGAATTTTGGCACGGTTGAGCCGGAAGACATGCCGTATTGCATCCTCGATATCCCGGTTGCCAAAGACGAAAAGGCTATTGCCGAGAGGTTCAAGATTTACAAAGAGATTGGAGTTAAAATCCCTGAAGAATGGGCATACGAGCAACTTGGAATCCCTAAGCCGATCGAGGGTGAGGCTATTTTCGGAGCGGTTGAACCGATCGATGATGTTGATCCGACGTTTGACCTGCAAGCCGCTAGAGTTGAAGACATCGACCTAAGGCCAACCGAGGCCATGGCGAACAACGCCAAGAAAGCCTTGGAGGTTCGCAGGACTAAGCCACGAAGCCAACAAGGAATGACCGCCGTGGGCATCGCTCGTGCTCGTGACATTTCAAACCGCACGCAACTTTCAACCGATACCGTAAAGCGCATGGTTTCGTTCTTCGCTCGCCACGAGGTGGACAAAATGGGCGAGACATGGGACGAGCAAGGCAAAGGATGGCAAGCATGGCACGGATGGGGCGGCGATGCTGGCAAGTCATGGGCAGAGTCGAAACTTAAGCAAATCGAAGGCGATGACTAACGATCAACTATCGGACATTTCCGCGCGATGGCTTGAGCCGATCGACATCATCCTTGGCGACCTCATTGAGAAATCCGAGAGGATGACCATTGGAGCATTCAACCGTGAAGTTGAGGAAGTGATTAAACTCATCCCCCAGCTTTTTGGTCAACTGGATCAAGAGTTCCTCACTCAACAGCTTGAGGATGAGTTTGGAATGGCAATCATCAAGGGGCTAGAAAATGCAATCAGGTAAGTCATTCGTATCGGTTAGCATCAAGGCGACTGGACTCAATGAAGCCAAACTAGCATCGTTGAGCCTAGCATCCCGATCATCGCGCAAGAGCGCTGTAGAGGTTGGAGCACTAGCCGCGCTTGACAGCATTCGCGGGTATTACGCCACCTACGGACGAGACAGGTGGATCAACCCAACCTTGCCGACTCACGGACCAGGGCGCGTTCCAACTCAGTGGTGGAGATCCACTCAGACCGGGTGGTTCATGGGGCGAGCTACCGCAAACGGAGTGAGATTTTCCAACTCAACCATTGGACTTGCACACAAGATCACGGGCGGAACCATCCGAGCAAAGCGGAAGAAATTCCTAACGATTCCGATCACGCCGAGGGCGCACGGGATGACTGCCAAGCGATACAGCCAAACGATCAGCCCTCTGTTTCGCGTCAAAGGAGTCCTTGCCGAAGCCACCGATGACGGAGGAATCAATCCGGTTTTCGCGCTTGTGAAATCAGTTACTCACAAGCCTTGGCCGGGTGCATTGCCCCCAGAAGACTCATACTTGACCGCCTTTGCCAATGGCGTCTTGGACTCGCTCGCCGCCGAAATGATGACCACGAAATGACCCGACAAAATCCAAAATAAAAAAATGTTGCCATTCTTCAGGAAACCCTTCGAGTCATTTCAGATGTTCGCAAACCGCTCATTGATCACCGCAGCTTTTCAGGCCGAGATTTCCGGTCTTGAAGGTTCGATTGTGTATCTGCCAGAAGGTAAGCACCGCATTTCCGCAACCGTTGGAGGCAAGCCTAAGACCGTTGACGTTGAAATCAATGCGACCATTGCAGCTTCATTCCAGGCGGGGCTTTCCAAGCGTTTCGAGTCTAACGTGCGACCATTCGCCGGATTTGACCACGTTGCGGGAGCCGCTTCATTCATCCCTACCGCTTTCCGTTACGAGGAAGGCGTGGGTCTAGTGCTTGACGTTGAATGGACCGAAGCCGGACGCCGAGCCATCGAAGGCCGTGACTATTCCTATTTCTCCCCGACTTTCCTGCTTTCCAAGGATGGCATTCCTACCGGGCTTGCCGATCGTGGCGAGATCGGATCACTCGTCAATGATCCCGCATTTGTGGAGATTCCACGCATCGCAGCCTCTCATTCTAACATTGAAGAAATTATGATTGAACACCTCATTGAGCTAGGGCTTGTGGAGGCGTCGCAAGACGCTGAAACCGCAATGGCCGCAGCAAAAACCAACCTTGCCACATTGCGCGAGTCCGCATCTACCGCCGAAACCGTTCAAGCCGCCGCTGTCGAAGCCGCTGCCGATTACGACAAGATGAAGGCACGGATGATGGAGCTTGAAGAAGAGAATATTAAGCTCAAGAAAGGCATGTCTGATAAGGCAAGCGCTGCCGCCGATCATGCCATTGACGAAGCTGTCAAAGCGGGCCGCATCGCGCCTCAAGACGAAGCCACCAAATCATTCTGGCGCTCTTCCATCCTCGCCGATGAATCATCCGCTCTCATCCTCGCATCCATCCCTGCAAACCCAGCATTGAGCGGTCAGACCGTTCTTGCTGGACGCAAGGAGGATACCCCTAACCTTTCCGCTTTTGAGACAGTTCAAGCTGGTTTCAAAGCTCAACTCGCAAACCTAAATACCAAGTAATATGAGTCACACTCTACTAGACTTGCTCAAGCTCAATGGAGCCGACCAAGTAAACGGCCTCATCGAAGAAGTCCGCACCGTAGCTCCCGAGGTTACGATCATTCCAGCTCGCACCATCCGAGGCACTAGCTATCCGGTTGCCGTTCGTTCTGGTCTTCCAACTGTCGGTTTCCGCGCTGCAAATGCAGGTCAAGACCCTAGCAAATCCCGCTTCACAACCCGCAACGTTGAGACGTTCATCCTTGATGGCCGGATCGAAGTTGATAAGGCAGTGGCTAACGGATATGAGGATGGTCCCGACGCTCTGATTGCACTTGAGGCACGAGCCTTCACGCAAGCCGCGATCCTGACGATCGGTTCACAAACCTTCTACGGTGACGCGACCGCTTCCAAGGGATTCTTCGGACTTCGCAAGCTCGCGACCGAAATGGGTTCGCTCATCGAAGACGCGGGCGGCACGAGCGCAGGAACCGGATCTTCCGCTTACCTCATCTCCGCAGGCAACCAGGGCGTCCAATACGTTTACGGCAATAACACCTCGCTTAACCTTAGCGCAATCCGCGAAGGTGACGCGACCGATGCTGACGGCAAGCGTTTCTCAGCCTTCATCGCTGACATGACGGGCCGCGTTGGTTTGCAGTGTGTCAATAAGCACGCTGTTGCAATCCTCAAGGATTTGACCGAAGACAGCGGTAAAGGGCTCACGGACGCAAAGGTTCTTGATCTTCTCCGCAA